AGGCGCGCAGCTTGGGCAGGTTTTTAGATCGCCACTTTGAGCACGGTTCAACGCGTTCTAGCGATGTGTGGCCCGGCGCCCATTGAAAAAAATCCCACCACGCGCGTTGCGTGACCCACATAGAAAATTGGATTTGATCAACGTAATGGGGCTGATCGGCGAGCGGTTTGAATGCATCGCCAGTTTGCATTTTGCGCTTGCCAAACGGGCATTTGATTTCAAGGCCACCCACCAATCCAATCAAACCGTCGGGACTACACCCGGCCCATTCATCGCGCTGAATAAACCCCTCCGCATCCACCGCATTCCCGGTTTCCATCTGGTATTCAATGAGCGCGCCAGCCTCATGCAGCGTTCCGTATTCGGTTGCGATATTGCCGGTAAATTCGCTTTCGGCGCCGTGCCAATCACGCACCATGCGGCGCATGATTGTTTCAGGCGTGGCGTTTGGGCTATGGCCCAAGATGGCGCCAGCTATGCTTGCCGTGATACGGCCCTTGCGCGCATCAAACCATTTTTGTGTGCGTTGTTCCATGTTTTACTCCCCAAAATATTGCCAAAGCACGGCGTTGCATTTTGCGTGAACAGCGCCAATGGTCATTCCTGTTTTGTGGCAATGGTGAAGGTGAATAGGCCAATCAAAAAACCTTTTTGGGAAAAGGCGGTTTTTAATGGGCTTTGCAGCTATATCGTCGCGGGGTCCATCGCTCAAATGGGCGCCACAATGTGCGCACTTACCCCCTTGAGCGAACTGATAAGCATGCCTCACCTCCCGCCGGTGACGCGGCGAGAGGCTAGGATAGTGTTGAGGCAAGTCCATCACACGCGCCACTCAGGAGCAAACGGGATTTCATCATCCATCGCGCCGTGATTGGCTGGCGCCTGCGACGCGGCGGATTGCGCGGGGCGAGGCTTTGCGGGCTTCACGTCAATGCCTTTGGCCTTTGGCGCAACCGCCGCAATCCAATTGCCTTCGATCTTTTCTCCGGGCCGGTCGCGATCATCCAAAGACCAGATCATGCACTTGATAATCATGGGCTTGTTGCACAGGCACGCGGTCAAATCGTTGTCAGTTGGTGCAGATCCCTTGGGCGTCAGTTTACCTCCCGCGTTGCTGTCAATCGCGGCCAACATGCGGAGTGCCTTGTCGCGTTTTTTCGCCGCCTTGCTGGCATCTTTTGCCATTGGATCGTCATCCGTGACCCACAGTTTTTGGAAGATTTTGCGGCTTTTGTATTCATCCGGCGACAGCACAGACCACCGCAATGAAATGTATTGGGCGTTGTCCTTTTCGTCCCATTTCGCCTCATCAATCATCGCCAGGACTGACGACCCATCTGGGATTGGGTCAAGGTTGCCCGACGGGATTTCGTATTCCGTGCCCGTGTCTGCGGCGCTTCCACCGTCCGATAGATCCCAAAAACTCATACCGTTTCTTCCTCTTGTGTGATGTTAATTTGTGGTGCGTTGTGGCCATGCAGTGACGACACAAACGGCGCGATAGGATTAACCCCCATGGGAGCTGGTAATGGCTCTGTCACGCCAAAGCGGTTTTTTGACACATTTGCGGCGGTGGCGTGCACGATCAATTCACGATCCCCCGTGCTGATCGCCTTTTTGCGCTCACCCTCATCGCCTTTCGTGAACATTTCAAGGCGCAGAAAGCCCACCACATCCACGTCATCGACGTAAGGCGCGATGCTGTGTTTGGGGTTAAGGCGCAACGTCCAGCGCATGTAGTCCTCAACGTCGGGCGTTTTCATAGTTTCGGTATCAGCGTGGGCAATAAATACCACGTGCATTCCCTTGCGTTCGTTCAAAAGGCCAGCGGCTTTGCGCACCCGCTGGTGCATCGCAGCAACAGCGCTCCACCCGGCACCATATCCGCCCAAGGCTTGGTTGATGCTTTTGGCCTTGCCGTCCATTTCAATCACAGCGGCAACGAACAGGCGTTCGAGCGCGGTCACGCTGTCAATCACAACCGTTTGATAATCGTGATTTTCCTTCATCAACGCAAGGAACTGATCCCACAGCCCCGCCACTGCATCGCTGGCGGTGGATGCGCTCAAAATCGGGAACGCATCCGGCCTATTTGCAACAGGAATGGCCTGCAATCCATCCTCGGCGCGAATGAAAATCGGCTTGGGAAACGTTGCGGCAAGGGAGGTTTTCCCAAGCCCGCTATCGCCGCAAATCGTCACAATCACAGCGCGATCCTTCGGCGTTTCAATCTTGTCAAAAACTGACATTTTGCTCTCTTTCTGGCCATTGGCCCTGCGCGGCAGGTGCGCGCTCTCTCATGTCCTGCCCCTTGACTATGCAAATTATAAATTGCACAGTCAACCGACAAATCACAAATCAGGTAAAAAAATGGATATTGAAAAAATCCGCGCGGGGCTGGCGCGTCACGATGTGGCGTCCATATCGCGAGCGACCGGCATCAATCGCAATACTATTGGCGCGATCCGCGCAGGCAAGCCAGCAAACCCGCGACTGAGCACGCTCAAAGCGCTGGCGGATTTCATCGCGCAAAGCGAAAAGGGGGCCGAATGATGCATCAAGACTTTATCGACGCGGGCTTGCGTGTTTTCCCACTGCACGCATTCACCGGATTGGGTGAGGATGCACAGTGCCAGTGCGGGAACCCACATTGCCAAGCCCCCGGCAAACATCCGCGCGCGTCAAATTGGCAGCACACGCCGGAATGGGACGAGGACCAGATTGAAGCCATGGAAATGGCGGACCATTTCGCCACGGGCTTTGGCGTTTTATGTGCGGGCCTGATCGTTGTGGATGTTGATGCGCGCAACGGTGGCGTTGAAAGCTACACCAAATTGTTGGACCAGATCCCCGACATTGGCGGCGCGGGCTTGATCGTGGAAACAGGCAGCGGCGGTGGATCAAAGCACCTATATTTTCGCGCCCCGGATCCAGCCGTGGCCATGGTGCAGGCCATTCCTGACCTGCCCGGGCTGGATTTCAAAACGTCGGGATTTGTCGTTGGGCCGGGGTCGCTGCACGCATCCGGCAGCACATATAAAATCGCGTATGGGTCTGTTGATGATATTGATCTGGCGCCGACGGGCCTTGTTGATCTGCTGCGCAAGCCTGAACGGCATCGCGCAGAATATGACGGGCGGGCGGTGGATGTATCGCACGGGGATATTGCCGATATGCTGGCCCCGATTGATCCCGATTGCGACTATGACAAATGGATCAAAATAGGCATGTCTGTGCATCATGCGACGGGGGGCACGGGATTTGATGTTTGGGACGATTGGTCTGGACGCGGGCAAAAATACAACGGCGCCACCATGGACAGCCATTGGCATTCCTTTGGCCGATGCGCAAACCCCGTCACGCTGGGCACTCTTGTGCATCATGCTGAGGCGGCAGGGTGGAAAATGCCCGTCACCTTTGGGCCGGATCAATCACACATGGATTGGGCAGAGCACGACGCGCCGAAAGACACCCCCCGTGCGGACGGTATGCCGTTCGATGTTGAGGGCGTGGATCTCACCGCGCCCCCGGGTTTTGTTGGTGAATTGGCGCGGTGGATCGAAAGCCAAAGCCGCAGGCCACGCAAACGCATTGCAACCGCGGGTGCACTGGTGGCAATGGGCAACGTCGCTGGCCTGCGATACACAGACGACCGCGATGGCGTCACAACGAACCTTTTTGCGTTTTGCGTGGCTGGGTCGCGCACGGGCAAAGAGGCTATCCAACAGGGTGTTGCGACGATCCACCGGGCGGCAGGCATGGCGGGGGCAACGCACGGATCAATCAAATCAGAACAGGAAATTACGCGCAATTTGATGCGACATCAATCGGCTCTTTACGTGATCGACGAGATCGGCATCTTGTTGAAAAAGATCAAAAATGCACAGACCAAGGGGGGCGCGCTTTATCTTGATGGCGTGATCGGTCAGGTGATGGCGGTCTATTCAAAGGGGGATGGTTTTTGGCTGCTGACCGGGGATGCCAAGGAAGATCTGCGCAACCTGCTGGGCAAAGAGGCGGCACAGATCAACAAGAGACTGGATGATGGCGATACATCGTCTTGGCTGCAATCGCGCCTTGACCAGATCATGCGGGCCATGGGGTCGCTGGATAGCGGTCTTGAAAAACCGTTCTTGTCGCTGATCGGATTTACGACGCCAGTCACGTTTGATGATTTGGTGGACTATGAAAGCGCGACCAACGGATTTATCGGGCGCAGCTTGTTGTTCAATGAGCGCGAAACAGCCCCACGGGCCAAGCGTGGTTTCAAAAAAACGAACATGCCAGACGCGATGGAAAGCACCATCAAGCAAATATCCGATGGCGGTGATTTTGACGTGATGGACGCAGGGGGCCGCGTGGAATACTACGGGCCACGGGTTGAGGTGCCCACAGACGGCAAGGCACATGATATGCTTGATGCGGCGGCGGATTGGCTGGAGGAAAAGGCAATTTCGCACAAAAGCGCGACGGGCTTGGAGAGCCTTTATTTGGGCGCATACGAGCTGGTGTCTAAGGTGTCGCTGATCTTGGCCATTCCTGAGGGGTTGCGCACGTCTGAGCATGTGCGCTGGGCTTTTGCGCTTGTGCGTCGCGATCTGGACGAAAAAGCGCGATTGGTCGTTGCGAATGATCGGGCGAAAGACGCGCCCATGATGGCGCTGCAAGCCAAGATTGCAAATATCATTGATGGGGACGACGGCGAGACCATCGGAGTGATTTACAACAGGCTGCGCACGCACAAACGCGCGGATGTTGATAAAGCTCTTGACGCAATGGCCGCGCGTGGCGTAGCGT